ACTTAAGTTTGTCGCAAAGCAAACTAGTACCTATAAAAATAAAATCAAAATAACTAGCACGGGTACAGAGTTTGCAGGACCAACTGGAGTTTTTGCTCCACTAGGTACAAGTACTATAGCAGATTTTACGCCTGCAGTTGTTTATGAAAATGAAAAAGTCATAGGGCTACTATTTAAAACCTATGATACTACCTATGATAGTCTGTTTAGGAATTTTTTAAATAAAGAACTAACTAAACTAATTTTCTTTGAAAAATACAAAGACGACCCTAAGGCTGCAACAGCTTACAAAGGCTTTGAAGGCAAAAAAGGTTTTGACATAGGGCACATATTAGCACCTGGTTCCAGTTTAAGCAGAAGCCCACTAGGTGAGCGTATAAAAAAGTTACTGCAAGAAGTAAACACTATTAGTGCAGGTCAAAATGCCGCTAAATTGCAACAATTTGGTGGTAAGATTCAAGAAATACAAAATAAGTTATATCGAGATAGCTCATATGGTGTGCAAGTAGAGGCCACACTATCCAAGGATGTAAAAAATTTTTTAATAGGTGCACAAGCTGTAGTAGTTATTATACAAGAGCGTTTAGAAAATCAGTATAAGTATGGCTCACTAATAGAAGGAAAGCTAGGTAACGAAATACTAGACTTACTACTAGAGTTAGGGTTTTCAAATAGTTTGGAAGAAGACATAGATGAAATATTTTCCAGCTATATTTTAACTGGTACAAGCAATGTAATTGCTAAAAAGTCTAAAGGCTTTGCTATAGCTTTAAATGGCACTAAACCCAAATTTGTAAAGCCTAATGTATCTAGTGCTATCAAAATACCTGCCAGCAAAACCTATAAACCTGGCCTAGCAGCAGATAATCTAGTAAGCTTACAAGCACTACTAGACCTAAGACTGGTAGAAACCATAAAACAAAATATGGGCAGTGGTAATAGACGTGATATACTTAACCTACGCAGCGGCAGATTTGCAGAAAGCGTCAAGGTACAGCGATTGAGTAGTAGCAGACAAGGCATGATAACAGCATTTTATAGTTATATGCGTAACCCATATGCTACTTTTAGCAGTGGTGGACAACAAGAACTGCCTAGGACTAGAGACCCTAAACTGTTAATTAGCAGGTCAATTAGACAAATAGCAGCCCAAATAGTCGGCAATAGATTAAGGGCACAACTAGTATGAGTAAAAGAGCAAGTATAGTCAGGGCCCTGGCTACAGCGTTTAAGAGTATAGATGGTACTGGGCCTTATAAAACCAATCTATATAACAATAGTTATGCCAAGTTAAAATTCTGGGATGAAATACAAGATTTTCCCAGTGTATATATGACACCAGGCAGTGAAGCACGCGAATACTTACCCAGCGACTTTAAGTGGGCTTATTTAGCGGTTAGCATTAAAGCATATGTCAAAGATGAAGAAAATGCTCCTGAGCTACTAGAGCAGCTGCTTGAAGATCTAGAAACTTGCATTGACAGTAACAGAGAATTAGTATACGACGTGGACAACAATTTATCAACAACAGAAATACTAATACAACAGATAACAACTGACGAAGGTCTATTAGCACCTTATGGTGTCGGTGAGATCAATCTACAGGTGCGATATGCACTTGAATAACGTGTGAGGCATCGACACAGATAAAAGTCTAGTAGACGTGCCAAGCGTTACAACTTAAAAGGAATGACTATGGCAGTTAATTTAATTCGTAATAGTAGAGTTTTCTTTACTACAAACGTAGACAGTGCTGGTAATGTTAGAGTAGGTAGCACTCCTGGCGGCGTAACACTTAAAGACGCCAACTACTTATTTTCAGCAGATAACACATTTGAAATCCAGGTATTAGAGGGATTAAGTTTTACACAAAATACTACCAGTGATACAGTTACACTAAATGAAACAGGTGATGCGCCTAATCGTGGTCAGCGCAGCTTTAACACTGCCCTAGAACCAGTTGATTTTAGTTTTAGTACTTATGTGCGTCCTTATCTAAAAAATGTAACAACTAGTAGAACTGGTGCATATTTTGAGGGTGGTAATGTAACCTGCGAAGAAAGATTTTTATGGAATGCTTTTGCTAGCGCCGATGCTATTGGTGCACCAGACGGCACAACATTTGATGTAGGTACTGATACAGGCACTAGTTCTACAGCTTGGTTCGAAGATGAAACCAAAGCCAGACTAATCCTAGAAAGAAGTAATAAAAATCAACTGCAAAAATTTGGTTTAATTATTGCGTTCAGCGATCAGGTATACGTTATTGATAACTGTGCTATGGACACAGCTACTATCGATTTTGGTATTGACCAAATTGCAGCTATTCAGTGGGCTGGTAAAGGTACGCTAATTAGAAGTGTAGCAATGAGCGTTGCTGCAGTAAGTGGAGGTACTAGTGCAATTAGTGGTGCTGATACAGCTGGTAGTGGTAATGCTGCCAAGGCAAAAAATGCCAATGCTAGATATATCACTAATAAATTGAGTGTACTCTCCTTAGATGATACTATTGCTGGAACAACAGGTGACTATAAGTTTGCTATTACTGGCGGATCTATTACACTAGCAAATAACATTACCTATATTACACCAGCTAACTTAGCTCAAGTAAACCTTCCAATTACCTACTACACAGGTACACGCAGTGTAACAGGCACATTCAATGCCTACCTAAAGAGTGGCAGTGGTAGTACTAATAAAACCAGTGGTCAATTGCTACAAGAGTTGCTACAAAGTAGTAGTACTGATACAGAGCCAAGTTTTGCTATTACATTTGACATGGGTGGTACTAGTGGTACTTTTGTTAAGTTCTATGTACCAGCAGCAGTTGTGCAGATTCCTACTGTTAATACCGAGCAAGTTATTAGTACAACTATTAACTTTACTGGCCAGGGTTATAGTAGTACAGACTTTAATATTGAAAAAGACAACGAACTTGCAGTTACTTACAACTGTATAGCAGTTTAATAGTACAACAGGTGCCGGTTTACGCCGGCACCAAATTTTCGAGTAATTATATTTATAACGCAGGAAACACATGGCACAGGATATTAGCCTAAAATCACTATTAGTACCAAGTAAAACAGTTACAGTTGAATACCCTGGTTTTCCAGATTTTAAATTAGAGTTGAGTTATGTAAGCCGTGAAACACTAATTAATCTTAGAAAGCGCGCAACTAAAACTATATTTAAGGGTCGTCAAACAACCGAAGAATTTAATGAAGATTTATTCTTAGAACTATACTGCGACGCAGCTATTAAGGGCTGGACAGGATTAAAGTTTAAGTATATTAATCTATTAGCACCTGTTGATGTATCGCAATTTGATCCAGACGACGAACTTGGTTTTTCCAAAGATAACGCACTCCTACTAATGAAATCAAGCAGCGATTTTGACAATTTTGTTAGTGATAGGGTAAATGACCTGGGAAACTTCAGCAAGAACAACTAGAAGAAATACAGGCTAAATTTAAAAGTTACTTGGTTAATGGTAGTTTAGGCATGACCAAGGAGCAGTACTATGAAATGTGCGAGCAAATGGGTACTGAGCCAAACGAAGATGAATTACCTGTTGAGCTAGCTGACTTCTATCCAGAAGTACAGCTGCTACTTAGCATATATGGAATCTTACGCGACGAGTGGGAATTTATAGGTGGAAATTATTTAGGTAAAAATTTAAATGGTATCCTAGACCTGTTCGACGTATATGAAGTAGAGAGTTTAGATAAAAGATTTTACTTGCAAATTATACACCTATTAGATAGTGTGCGTATTGAATATATTAGGCAAAATCAAAAACAAGAAAAACCCGCTAAAACCTAGCGGGTTTTTTATTACTCAAAATATTTTGGTTTGACACACACTAGCTTTAGTGTTATAATTGAACTAACAATTTGGCAGTGTTGGAAATTTAACTCCACTGGAGTAGTTATGGCCGGAAAAACATTAGAATATGACTTAAAGGTACTTGATAAAAGCAAAAGTATGCAACAGCGTACTAAAGATGCCAAAGAGTATAACAATGAGTTAAGTCGTTCAGAAAAATTAATGCAGCAGTCAAGACGTGCTGCTTATAAACAAGAATCTGTAGATTATGGAGCCACACGTGCGCTTGCTATGGGCACAGGTGCGTCTGGTCGCGATTTTGCCAAAGAAGCACAAGGTCTTGGTGGTCTAGTTAGATTGTACGCTACATTTGCTGCTAATATATTTGCTGTAACAGCCGCATTTCAGCAGCTTAGTAAGGCTATGGATACTACAAACATGGTTCAAGGCATGAACCAGTTAAGCGCTCTTAGTGGAGTGGCCTTAACTAATGTTAGCAAAAATTTAGTGCGTGCAACAGATGGTGCCATTAGCTTGCGTGAAGCTATGGAAGCTACAGCTATGGCTACTAGTGCAGGTTTAAATGTTAAACAGATTGAAGATATTGGTACTATTGCTAAAAGCGTATCCTTAGCATTAGGCAGAGATATGACTGATAGTATTACACGTTTAACACGCGGTATTGTTAAGTTAGAGCCAGAATTATTAGACGAACTTGGCTTATTTACAAAAATTGGCCCAGCTACAGAAAAATATGCTCTTAGTGTTGGTAAAAGTGTTACACAATTAACTGATTTTGAACGTCGTCAAGCATTTGCCAATGCGGTTATTACAGAGGGCTTAGACAAATTTAGTCAAATACGCTTACAAGCAAACCCCTACAGTAAACTATTAGCCAGCTTAAAAGACGTTGCTCAAGCAGGTTTAGAATTAGTCAATAAAGTACTAACACCAATTATCGAAATATTGAGCCAAAGCCCTACAGCACTAGGAGCAATCTTAGCAGGAATTGCAGTAACACTAACAAAGCAAGCGCTTCCTGCGATTGCTAACTTTAACAAATCTATGCGGGATAGCGCCGCAGAAGCAGTAGAGGCAGCCACAAGACGAGCTGTAGAAGTTGACAAAATACTAAAAAGAGAAGTAGCTAATAGAAAAGCAGCAGCAGATGCTGGTGCAGAAGCAGAAAGTATGCGTTGGGAAAAAACTAGCCAAGTATTAGAAGCACTGGCTAAAGATAGGGCGCAAAAGATTGCTAAGGCTAGTAGATCTGGTGAAGGTACCGCAGTTGCTAGAGATATACTAGGTAAATCAGTTGCAGAAATTACATCAAAGGACTTAGCTACACTTGATGAGCTAGGCAAAAGACAAACAAAAGTAGCAGTTCTTTATAGGGATTTAGCTCAAGCTAAACGTGACTACGATCGTGAAGCAGAAAACTATGAAAAGGGTAGACAAGCCGCTGAAAAATATTATGCATCTCAGCAAAGTTTAATTACAACTACTGGTAGATTACTATATCAAGCACAGGAAGAGAATCAGCGTGCGCGATCACAAGAGATTACTGCCAATGCAGCAGCAACTACTAGCACTTTAGGATTACGTGCAGCCCTATCTCAATTATTTACCGAAATTGGCAAGGCCAGAGCTGGTGATTTAGTAAAAACAATTGAAGTGTTAGATGCTCAAGGTAAGAAAACCGGCGAGACTGTTCAATATACGATTGAACGTATGGGAGCTTTCAGAGCGGCACTTACAGGTGTAAGTGGAGCAGTAAAGATATTTACTACATATGCCGCCAATTTAGTTAGCTTTTTTGGTATATGGGGACAAGCATTTGCGCTAGCAGGATTAGTAGTAGGTGGGCTATATAATTATTTTGCCAAGGCCACAGACGCGCTAGAAAAATTTGATGAAAAAATAGATAAAAATAAGGCAAATATAAAAGTCTATAGTGACTCTCTTGAAGCTATATCTAAAAAAGATCCTGCTCAAGTATTTAGCGTACAATCTTTAACAGCGCAAGCAAATGCAGTAGAAGGGTTAGCACAAAGTTTAAGTCAATTAAGAACCGCAGCTATATCAGCTTTTGATACATTAGAACGTAAAGGAAATGTATTTGAAAAGATTGTAGAGGGTTGGAAAAGTGCTTTTGGCAAGGGCATAGGCGATCAGTTTAGAACAGAGTTAACAAAGAGTATTGAAGCACAAGTTAAAGGATTAGATAGAAGCCCATTAAATAAAGAACTAATAGAAAATTACGGTAGAATACTAGACGTACAAGCTCCTGTTGCTAATTTAGATAAATTACTTGCGGCTATAGATAAGTTACCTCTTAAAGGTGCTCGTATAAAATTATTAGTTGATACTCAAGAAGAGTATAGTAAGAAATTAAAAGAATCTTCCAGAATACAGGAAGTATTTAAAGAGAATATTAAAAAGACAGACGAAGATTTTAAGAAGTTTATTACACAGTATAATATAGACGACCCCTTTACTAGATTTGTTATTAGCGCCACAAAAAGTTTGGGTGACTTGCAGCTTGCTATAGATCAACCTATTACTCAAAGCATAGAGAATTTAATAGAAGCATTAAATAGATTAAATTCAACACCACTATTCGATCAAAAAGATATGGCTGTATTAGAACAGGCTAGAATTGATCTAGTAGGATACAATAAGCAATTAGGCGATCAATCAAAATATTTAGACGAACTAAGACAAAAACGCATTGAAATTCAGGAAAAAGTTGGCACTAATCCATTTATAAAAGACGGACAGTTTGTAGGTCGTACTGATATTAGAACAAAAGCTTCAGAAGAAGCAAAAAATCTATTAGCTGAAAGTGTTGGAATAAATCAACGAATAGCTCAAGCTGAAGATACTTTTAGATCTATTGAGCAAAAAGCAGCCAATGCTTCTAGAGTTGTAGCAAACGCAATACCAAGTGCATTAGATCAATATACTGGTCGTTTCGCTAGTATTTTAAGTGCACAGTTGGCTAAAGGTGCTACTACCTATCTTCAAGCATTATATCAAAGAACTACAGAACTAGTTCCAGAAAGCGCCAGAGATGTAGCTCAACTAAAGAATAAAGAACTATCCAGCGAATTAAGTCTTATAAAGGCAATGGAATCTTTAGCTGCTACTATGCGACTAAATGATGTAAATGCCAGAGAACGTGAAATAGATCGTCAAATTGAAGATAAGAAAAATACAGAAACTTTATCACAGGCTTTTTATGAATTAGCCACACGATTAAGTCCTGGCAGTGCAACGGCTCAAGCCCAAGCAGCATCTTTAAATAAAATACAGGTAGAAAGAACCGCCCTAGAGGATAGAAAGTCAAAAATACAAACTGAAAAAGATATACTGGCACAAATTAGAAGAGATCCAGTAGCAGGTTTTAGAGCTACTGCTGGTAAAGGATTAGATGCGGCAGCCATTGCTAACGCACAAGAAGCTGCAGTTGCTCAAACTGGTTTTAATGCTAAGAAAACTCAAATAGCAAATCAACAAAATCTAAATACTTTAGAGGGCGAGGAAAAAGTACGTGAAAGCATTCAAGGTTTAGAGCAACGTAGACTTGAGCTTGAAGGGCGTAGGCGTGCACTTAATACAGAAAACTTAGGTTTATTACGAGAATTTAATCTAATAAGTATAGACCAATATGAAAATTCTGTAGTAGCCCTAAAAAATGCAGAGATAGAAAACGAATTAACAAAGATTAGATCTAAAACAGCATTTGATGTAACAAAAGCAGATGCATTAAGTGTAGAACTTATAAAGCAGGGTAAGCAAGGTCTAGCAGACCAACTTACCACACAGGCTAGATTGTGGAAGATTGCTGAAGATGAGAATGCAGAGCGCGATGCTGGCATTAAGAAGGCAAAAGTGCTTGCTGATATTTATAAAGCACAGGCAGAAAGAGCCTACGAAGTTTATAGTATACAAAGAAATCTTACTATTGAATTAGCTAAAATTGATAGACAAACAGTACAAGAACGATTAAGTATCAATGAACAAATATTTAACATTGAAAAAGAACGCGGCCGATTCACCGATGAAGAAGTACGGCAATTAGAGAAAAGCTTTGCTATTACAAGAGCTAATCTTGATTTTGAAGGTAAGCGAGCAGATATTTTAGATGATCTAGTTAAGAAAGAAGAAGATTTAAATAAAGAACGAGTTTCCAAAGGTATGACTGACGAAGAATATAACGCTAGACTTGTTCAAATTACTTCTCTTGGTGCTGCTGAGTTAAAGAACGCACAGGTAGCTAAAGACGGCAGAATGAAAATTATAGAAACTCAAAATAATTTAACTACTGCACAAAAAAGCTATTTAAATTTATTAACAGAAAGTGTAGAAAGGTTACAGGACTTATTTGTAACTTTTGCTCAAACCGGTAAATTCGAGTTTAAGAATTTTATTAATTCTATACTGTTAGATATGCTAAAGCTAGAATTAAAAATGCGTGTTTTTCAACCATTACGTGCGTCTTTATCAAGCTTATTCTTTCCAGGGATACCAGTAACAGGTGCCGCTAGTAAGGGTGCTATGTTTACAGCTAATAGCGCTTATTTCTCTAACGTAGATAAGTATGCCCAAGGAGGATTGATAAACAGTCCCACAGTATTTAAACACAGTGGTGGACCTAAATTAGCTATGGCTGGGGAAGCTGGTCCAGAGTTTATTATGCCAGCATTTAGAACAACTAGCGGAGATTTAGGCGTTAGAGCTGTAGGTAGTGGTGGTGGAAAAACAGAAATTAATATCTACAACAATACTCAAGCTAATGTTGAAGCTAAGGAAACAGTAGATAGTAGAGGTAACCGTAGCTTTGATGTAATTATTAGCGAAATGGTAGCGGGAAATATGGCTCAACCTGGAAGCTCTATGCAAAATTCTTTGCGGGGTAATTATGGATTAAGCCCAGCATTAGTAAGGAGATAGTATGGCCTATACATACTCGTGGACAGCATTAAATTTGCCACAAGTACCTCAAAAAGGTTTTAGTGAAAATCATGGAGCACTTATCCAAAGAACCAGTATGGATAAAGGCCCCGCCAAAATGAGATATTTAGGTAAGCGTCCTAGTCAATTAAGTCTTAGTTTTATTATGACTAATGCTGAAGTAGCTACACTAAAAAACTTTGTAGAAAATACAATTAGAGGAACTATACGCTTTGGTTTTCCACACCCTAGAACCAACACTATCGAAGAAGTTAGAATAATTCCTCAAGGAGATAGCTTGTTTACTACAAGCTATCTTGCCCCAGGATATTGGACAGTATCACTACAGTTAGAAGTATTACCATGAGCAGATTAACATCAATGTCTCCAGAGGCATTAAAAGCAATATTTTCTCCAGAAACAGATACTAATTTAATTACTACTGTAACTATTTATGATCCTGATAATGTAAACAATGTTGTACTAAGACTTTGTGACAGTTTCACTAAACGTATTAGTGAAACTGCTGAAGAAGTTATATATGGTATTACTTGGAAAGGCAGCGATTATACTTTTTTGCCTATGGAAATCAGTTTGCCTACTGAAGAACAAGGTCAAGCGCCTAAATGTTCTATTACTATGTTTGACGTAACTAGATATGTGGTACCTATTGTTAGAACTATTACTGGCCCTCCAAAAATAAAGTTAGATTTACTACTATCTAAATATGTAGAGCCAGGTAATGCATTGTTTAATACTAATGCTGATGCAGAGGCTACTTTTAACGATTTTTACATAAGTAATTTTACTTATAATAAGGATCAAGTTTCTGCCGAATTAACTATGATAAATTATGAACGTGAACCTTTTCCACTTCATAATTTTACTCCAGCATATTTTCCAGGATTATTCTAATGTGGTCAAATAAATATATTGGAATTCCTTTTAAGGAACGTGGTAGAGATTTTAATGGTGTAGATTGTTGGGGATTGGTTAGACTTATTTACAAAAATGAGTTTAATATAACATTACCTAGTTTTGTTGATGACTATACAACAACAGATGATACACCTAGGCTAGAAGAATTAATTGCTCAATATCGTGAAGGTTGGGATGAAATAACTGCGCTTGAATCAGGCGCAGTTATTTTATTTAAGCTACTTGGAAGTGAATCCCATATTGCTGTAGCTATAAACGATAAACAATTTATTCATATTAGTGAAAATTCTACTAGTGTTGTTGAGTCTATTGATAGCGTCCTATGGCGTAAGCGTATAGTTGGATACTTTAAGTATAATTCTAGTAAAAATGTTATATTAAATACCGTTCCACACCCACTAAAAACTGAACGATATACACTACCAATAACTCCTGGTACTACTCTACAGCAACTACACACTTTTGTAGTTGATGAGTGGAAAGTTGCACCAGAATTAAAATCCTATGCAGCTATACTTGTAAACGGTCGCCCTATTACAGTAGAGCGGTGGGATACTTTTGTCCTTAAAGACACAGATGTTGTCGAATACAGAGCTATTCCTGGAAAAGATACTATTAGACTAGCACTATTTGTTGCGCTAGCTATTTATGCCCCCTATATTGCCGGAGCATTAGAACCTGCTTTAATTGCAGCTACTAGTGGGGGATTAGTAGGGCAGACACTTGCTATTAATTGGGCTATGGGTACCGTAGGCAGCGCCTTTGCTACAATGGCAGTTACTATTGTTGGCGGAGCACTAATTAATGCAATAGCTCCAGTACGTCCACCAACAACAAAAGATCCTGGTACTACAGAACAACAATATATGGTTACTGGTGGTGCCAATCAATCAAACCCATATGGAGCAATACCTGTAGTATTAGGTAAAGTTCGCATGACACCAGCCCTTGGTGCTCAAAATTATGCTACATTTTTAAATGAGCGCGACAGCTATTTAACAATGCTACTGGCCTGGGGATATGGCCCACTAAATATAGATGCTACAACTTATAAAATTGGTGAAGTTGCACTTAATCTAGGCCAACAAAATCAAAGCTATCAGTTTGCTAAGTTTGACAGTCCTAATCAAACACAGGACATGTTTATCACCTTAGATAGAAAAAATGATAGTGCTGATGCAGCAAATATTGAAAAATTTAATACTATTTATAGCAGTGATGTATATCAAAATTTAGTTAATACAGCATTAACTGGTGCTAGAGACGCTAATAACAAACCATATAGCCCACTACAAAATGGTAATACACAAACTCAGTCTGTTATGGGTTATGTTGGTGGTGAGCAAGACCAGCGTTACGGCGAAACAGACCAATACACAATTAATGCAATTCCTGCTGGACCATGGATCACTGCTGCAAATAACGGCGATAGTGTAAATACATTAGTAGTAGATATACATTTTCCACAGGGTTTGAGTAGGATAAACACTAAAGCGGGTGATCGTGAACCTGCACCTGTAAATATAGCTATTGAATACAGCACAAATGGTGGCACAACTTGGAATAGTTGGATAGAACCATATACAGCATATGCAGGTGGTAAATCAGTTGGCGGATTAATTGGTAGCGATGCGGCTAAAAAAGACGCATTTACTATTAGTTTTGAAAAGAATTTTCCTACTGGTACAACAGGTACACTAAGTGTTAGAGCACGCAGAGAAAATGGTGATGATCCAGATATAGTACCAGACTATAGGTATAGTGATACTGTAACATTTTTAGCCGTAACATTCTATAAAACACCTAGTAATGGTGAAATATTAGTAGATCCACGTAATTCTAAAATAGCTAAAACCGCACTACGCATTAAGGCTACTGATCAAATTAATGGTCAATTAGATGGTATTAACGCTATTGTACAAACTTGGTTAAATCGTTATAACGGTACCAGTTGGAGCTATGGAACAAGTAGTAATCCAGCAGATTTGTTTAGATATGTACTACAACATCCAGCAAATCCGCAACCCGTTACGGATAGTCAATTAGATTTACCACAGATACAATATTGGTGGAATTACTGTAACCAAAATCGTTCTATTACTTATACACCAACTGTTGGTAGCCAAAAAACCGAAACTTTTAAGCTAGAGTACAATAGTATAATAGCAGATACGCGTAGTATTATGGATATACTACGTGATATATGTGCAGCCGGCAGGGCAAGCCCTGCACTTATCAACGGTAAGTGGTCTGTAACTATTGACGAGCCAAAGTCAAATATTGTACAACATTTTACTCCACACAATAGTTGGGGATTTGAGGGAATTAGAGCCCTACCCAAATTACCAGACGGATTGCGTGTAAACTTTTTAGATGAAGATAACAACTATCAACAAAGTGAAATAATTGTATATAAAACAGACAAAACGGCTAGTACTGCTGAGTTATTTGAATCTATACAACTACCAGGAGTAACTAAAGCTGCTGCGGTTGTAGATCATGCTAAATGGCATATGGCACAGGCATATCTACGTCGTGAAGTATATTCACTTAATGCAGATTTAGAATACCTAGTATGTAACCGTGGCGATCGTGTAAAAGTCATGCACGATGTACCTATGTGGGGTCTAGACAGTGGTCGTGTTAAAAATCGCCTAGCTAGTGACTTATTAGAACTAGATGAAACTATCAGTATAAACAGTAGTCAAAATCATACTATTAGAATACGTAGTTCTGTTGGTACTAGCACAACTAGAGGAATTGTACAGTCTTTTAATATAGCCAACGCTAGTGCCTCAAATAACGTAATTACAATAACTACTAGTAGTGTACATAGTTTATCTGTTGGTGATATGATAAGTGTTAGCGTGCCAAGCTTAAGCTATGCACATAATCAGGTATCTGTTACAGCAGTTAGTGGAGATCAATTAAGTTTTACCTATACACAAGCGGTTAATTCATTTGGTCAAACTAATCTTAGTGGTACTGTAACATTAAATAGCGGATATTATAAGAAAGTAAAGCTTTCTAGTAGTACAACTACCACAGAAGTTAGTGGTGGAGATTTATACTTATTTGGTTACTTAAATCAAGAAGCACAAGACTTATTAGTAATTAGTATTGAGCCTACAAGTAATAAAAGCGCTAGGCTAACTCTTGTAGATTACGGTATTACTGATACATACAATTTATTTACAGATTATCAAACATTAAATACTACTAACACAGTTTTTGAAACACAGATAAGTTTACCACCAGAGTTAAATAGAAGTTTATATACTAGTACACAAAAACCAATTATAACAGGCATATCCAGTGATGAAACTGCTGGAGATTTAATTGCGCCCGTAATTAGTGAAAATCGTATAAAAATAGCTTTTGGGCATCCAGCTGACTTGCCTACTAACACAGCTTTTATTGAATGTGAATACGATCTTAACAGTGCTGTATCTACAGTTAGTACAAAATCAATTAGAGTAGCATATCCTGATAACACAATTTATATACCAAATGTATTAAAAAATGAAACTTATAAGTATAGATTACGATACATTGCTAGTAATGGTGTAGTTGGATTATGGACTGATTTTGCAACACATGCTGTTCAGGGTCGTGTTCGTGGTTTAACCAATGTAAGTAATTTGTCATATGATTTAAACGAGTTAAACATAGAATTAACTTGGGACATACCTATTGATAGTGACTATGACACTACAGAGTTACGTTATGTAACTAGTGCTGTACCTAATTCTGTTGAATCTACACAAGAGAAAAATACACTGTGGACAAATAGTACGCTTATAGGTTATAGCAAAACTGGTAAATTTAATTGGATTAAACCAGCTAGTAATAACTATCGCATACTAGCAAAACACGTTGGCAGAAGTGGTAATGCTAGTATTGTTCCCAGAATAGTAAATGTTAGTTGGACAAATTTAATAATTGCTAGTATTAGTAGTGATTTAGTTCCAGCTGTGCCTATTGTATCATTTAATGATAGTAATCAAGCTATACTTACTGGAACGGGTGCAACTATAACTGTTAAACAAGGTGGTACAATACTTAAATATGATGGAGTTGGTACTGCTAACGGACGTTGGAGAATAAGTCAAAAAGTAGACGGTACTGGTTTAACTAGTGGTAGTATTAGTACCGTACAAGATGCTACTAATGGTGATAATACCGCTACACTAGGAAATCTAACAAGTTTTACAGCTGAAACAAGCGCTACAGTTACTTTAACTATTAGTGGTAAAAGTACTTTTGGCGATAGTTTTACTATTACTGAAATATACAAGTATAATAGGTTAACTAGTGGCAAAAGCTCCAGTCTTGTATTCGCATATAAACGTGCACCAGATAATACTAGCTGGACCGGATGGCCTACTAGCCTAGGACCAGGATCTGCCACGTTTGATTTTAGCACTTTTCAAATAGATACTAGTACAGATCAATTAGATAACGGTTGGTCAAAAGAAATATATGGCACTGGTACACTTGATCCATTATGGGTAACTGTTGCAACAGCTAAAAGTAGTGGTGGAACCGATACTATTACTGCTAATGAATGGTCTACGCCTGTAAAATATAGTGAAAATGGTATAAATACTGCAACTGTTACGCTATACAAACGTACTGCTACATCTACACTTAGCACAAATTTAACACCAACCGCTAGTTTAAAATACACCTTTAGCACTGCTGCAATTAGTGTGTGGAATATAGCTGACACACTTAATACTATATTAAACGGTTGGTCTACTACTCCTCCTGCGGATAGTTCTGGAAAATATCTCTGGGCTATTTATGCTAGCGCAGCTAGTTCCTCAACTGTAGATGAAATTACTACAGGTCAATGGACTACACCTACTATAGTAGCAGAACACGGCAATGATGGTAAAGTTATAGATATTAGTGGAGTAACTAATTTTGTAGTAGATATTAATGGAGTGTATAGTCCTAGTACTGCTACACTTACTGCTACATATCAAAATCTGACTCCTAGTAGTTATTCTTGGGCTATAACCGGAGCTACTCCTGCTACTGGTAGTAATCAAACAATTACTATAACTCCTAGTGCAAATGTAACTAATATAACTGCAGCTTTAACAATTACTGCTAGTGGTGTAAATTACAGTAAAACTGTAACTATGAGTGTTGCTAAAGATGGCAGTATTGGTAAGCGCACAGCTACTGGTATAGTTCATTACCAAAGCGTAGTAACTGATGGCAGTACGCCAAGTATAAGTAATACTGGAGTAAGTTATGATTTTACTAGTGGTGATTTTACTGGGTTATCTGGCTGGGCAAAGGGTGCTCCAGTATATGCTGCTGGCAACTCTAACAAATATTACTATGTTACATACACAGTAGTAGAAACAACTGCTGGTGGTGGTACAGGACAGCCAATATTTGGTAGTGTTACTCAAGCAATTGGATTTACTGGATTAGTTACATTTACTGCCGCAGAAAGCATAAGTAATGGAACAAATACTTTAAGTTTCGGCAATAGTGGAACTACCAGCATTAATGGTGGTAATATTATTACTGGCACAGTTACTTCCGATAAAATAGATACTAGAAATTTAACTGTTAAAGACGCTAATGGTAATATATTATTTGGAGCAGGAACAGCACTTGGTTGGAGTAATATTAGTACAAGCTATCCTAGTATATTAGACAATAGCAACGTTACTGCTACTAGTATAGGTGCAGTTAAAACTGATTTAGCTAATGCACCAGCCGGAATATTAAATAGCAACTTGTACATTAGTAAAACAGGAGCGGTTTATTCACTACAAGGAGGCGGAGCTACTAGTACAACTATTGATGCGGCAGGTTTAGCAGCTGTAAAAACTGATTTAACCAATGCACCAACTGGAATATTAAACGGACAAATTAGCATTACGGAAACCAACGGTACCATTACTCTTAGTAATGCCGGTACTGGATCGTTTACTACTATTACGAGTAACAATAAAATTAGTAGTACTAATGTAGCCACTTTTATGCAGGAAGCAGCAATTGGAGATGCCTATATTGGAAATCTTAGTGCTGGAAAAATAACTGCAGGAACTTTAGATGCTGCTAGAATTGGGGCTGGTAGTATAGATGCTGGAAAATTAGTTATTGGGGCTAGTAATACAGGGAGTTATATTAAACTATTTAATAATAAAATAGAAGTTTATGAAAACAATGTATTAAGAGTTGTAATGGGGAATCTAGCATAATGGCTTATGGATTAAAGTTATTAGATAGTAGTGGCAATGTAGATTATGACAGTACTAGTATCGGTGGGGTTTATATAAATACTATACAATTTCCTATAACTGGTAATGGGTATGTTACTTATGACGGCAGTAGCACTTTTAATAGTGCTACCTTGCCTAATTTAAAAAATAGGGTTTTATTTTGGATTACCTTATTTAATGGAGATCAA